CCATACATGAGTGAACCAGCGACGGGTTCACGGATGCCGTCAATATCGACGGGTGGTGCTGCGACGAATGCAAGAATGAAGCAGACAGTTGCTGCTAACAGTGTTGGGATCATCAGTACACCGAACCAACCGACATAAAGACGATTGTTTGTTGAAGTTACCCACTCACAAAAATTTTGCCATGGGGATGTAGATTGTTGCCTTGAAAGAGTTGTTGTCATTGTTTGAACAAAGAAGTAAGACCATCAGGGAATGGTGGAGTTACTATTTCCCAGACACCCTAAGTCTGGGATATGAAAGACGTGTTTAGACACCCTAGAGGTCTTGGTTTGAGGGGTGTTACGAACAGTTAAGAAATGTGTTGGTTTCTTAACTTGCCGACTTATTTAGTATACTACGGTTTGCCGTCCTTGTCAACCCCCCTTGTTGAGAGTGTTTTGAGGTGGTGTCCCGAAGACCCGTCTATCATACAGGTCTTTAAAAGTTCCGTCAAGCCCTAGTATCGATATTCTTGGATTCTATCCAACACCTTATTGAGATACTTGTGTGCCAAGTCCTTTTCTTTCTGCCAAACTGATTTCGATTCTGTATCAACTTCATTCTTAAGTTTAAGAACATGGCATATCAGTTCATCCTTATTCAATTGATTCTTTGGCATATAATAAAAAAAGACTCTACTCAGTATATAGAGTAAAGTCCTTTTTGTCTGTTATTGAATTGGGTTTTGTGCTGGTATCAACATACCACCATCAAAATGGTCATCATCATCAACATCTTCTGTAAGCACTGAATGAATTATAAAAGCACCCAACAAAAAGGTTGCTAATATCATCATTTTACCATATTCCAGGGATTAGGTCGCCGGTTAGGGCATAGGATCCCATTGCGGCAATAATACCAATCATTGCTGCCCAACCATTAATACGTTCTGCTCTTTCGTTCATTTGTTTTCTCCTGTGTTTTGTTGTAAATAATGACTCTACCATTTTCATGAGTGAATACTAATTCATCATCATGTGCCCAGCAGAGTTCTTCGTATAGGGCATTTAGTCTCTCCATATCATCATAGAGTTGATTTGGATTAAACATTCTTTACTGGTTCATATGGATGTTGAGGTTTGTGATCTCTATCCATAGGTTTAGAAGACTCAAAGGGATCTCTTGAAAGATTTTTAATAACAATGAATGCTTCTTTGTTATACTTACGAGTACCAATAGGCGATTGCCATTTTTTGTTATAGACTTCACCAACATCGATACCAGAGACTTGAGTTCCTGCCATTTCGACTACAATGTTATCACCTTCTTCCCACTCATATTTTTGGGCAAGAGAAGAAACTTGTTCATAAACAGATGGAGTATCTAATACTCGATCTTCTGGTTCAAGACTTCCGCACATCAGTAGAGGTTCTCTTCTTGTTCAGTTTCAATTATAACATCAGAAGTTGGATATGCAACACAAGTGAGCACAAATCCTTCTCCAATTTGATCGTCATCCAAGAATGATTGATCACTTTGATCTACTGTACCCGATATAATCTTACCTGCACAAGAAGAGCAAGCACCGGCACGGCAAGAGTAGTTTAAATCAACTCCACCTTCCTCTGCTGCATCAAGGATGTATTGATCATCTTCGCAAGTGACAGTGGTTTCAGCACCATCTGGAGTGCGGAGAGTAATATTAAAAGACATTAGTAAGTTTCAGATAATTTTTCGATGGAATATGCCAACAATACGAAGAAGGCAATACTGGTCATTGTAAACAAGATTTGATACATTGTCAAGTTCTCAGAAACCGAAAAGTCCGAAAAAGAACACACTACCAGTCGTAGCATAAGAAACCAGGGCAAAAGCAAATCCAATCATTGCTGTGCGACCATTGAGTTTCTCTGCACGTTCTGCGTATGACTCATGGCCGTAACGTTCTGCGTCAGTCTTAGAAATATACATTTGTGGTTCAGTTGCATACATGTTTGTACGTCCACCATCTTCAGTTGTTACAGTCATTTGAGTTTTGTGAGGAAACATTGCATCATTATATATGAAACATAAACTCCTGTCAAGGGGGTAGTCAGTATAAATTCCTACTATTCCCCATCAAACCCAGGAGGCAACCGATTAAAGTATGGATCATATTCAAAAATAGTATTCCAATCTTCAATCTGATTTGCTTGTGTTTTCCAAAAATTCCAAAGACCTTCATAACTTGACTTATGAAAAACATCAATGTGTTCTTTATGAATTGAAGAACCAAGTTCAAGTTTATATAAAAATAAAGGAATAGTAAAAGTATTTCCAGAGTTATAAATCAAATCATCAGCAACTGCTCTTGGTTTGACTCCATTATCAATCTTATACTGATCTCCTCTCACATGGAGATCAATCAATTTTTGAGCATGACGACGAGTAATCATATAACATGCTGTCGAAAAATCATTTACAAATCTTCTATGCATTCTCAAATGAACTGATGCCGGATTAATAACTGCAAGTTGAATTACATCATAATCATAAGGAATTTTTGCATAGAAATTTTTCCATTCAAAAGGCCAATAAGATGCAGTAGAGATATCACAGTCATCTTCCATCATTAAGGCACATGGAGCATCTGTCTTAAGAAACTCTACCATTGCTCTCAAATGAGACGTGGTGCATCCAACTTCACCAGAAGACATCATATCTGGGTATCTTCCTTTAAGAATGTCTCCGATATCTTTACCGTCCCTACCATCATATGCAGAGATACGAGTATAATTCTCAATCTCCCAATACTTAAATTGCTCTTCCATATATTCTTTCCTCTCTGGTTGCTCATCCAGATTCAGATAGTATATGGGAGGAAGTCCTTTGAGTTTATAAAGTGCTTTATTTTTATCCATTATAAAATCTCCCAGTGCTCAGGATATAAGTCTTTTGTATCTAGGTGAGAATTATTCGGACCAAACCATTTTGTTTTTGGATCTGGTCCTAATACTCTCTTATCTGGATTTTTGTTCAAATAAGCACCCCACCAACTAAAAGTACTATTAGAAATTATATTATCAGTACAAAGAGTTTGTAAACATAAATCATACCAATGATCCATATTAGAACTTTCCCATCGACCATCGCTTGTGACTATCTTCCCATCTTCAGTTTCAGAAAACATAAATCTATCATCAGAAAACATTTTCTGTTCCTTACACCAAGAAATATCATCGGAGAATATTAAAACTGTATGATCAGGAAACTTAGATGCTGCTTTTTCAAACCAAGCATCACTAAGATTATGATGATTAGAAGAGTTTTGTAAATAGTCACCCCTTCTAAGATGAATAGAAACAACTTTACCACTAATAGTAGATATAAATTCTTTACAAGGATTTAAAATTTCATCATGAAAAGTAAAATCTTCCTGAAGTTCACCCCAAATATTTAAAAAATATTTTTCGGACTGAAAAAATCCATATAAAGATGCGTCTTTTGGTGGATTATTAAAAAGATATTCATCAAACTGGAACCCAGATTCTGCCACTATTGGACAATCAATAGGAGCACCTCTACCATCTCTACGATTAAGACTACCTAAAAATCCTCTGTTCTGCGTAGCATTGGTCATTTTAAATCCCCGAGATAGTTGCATCTCTTCATCTACAGGAATCATATATTCAATTTTATTATGTGCAGAAATTCCTTTTATTGCTGCATATTGGAACATTTGATTTGCAAGAAATCCAAGTCTTCCAAGATGATTAAATGATAGTGTCATTATATGTGATACTCAGAATTGTTTTTTGCTAGATGAACTATTTTTGGTTCAAAATTACACGCTTGTTTGAATACTTCTGGATATGCATACTGAGGTCCTAGTACATGAACATCATCTCTCCTTTCAGCAAAAAATTTGTTCATCTGACTTTCATCATGCCATTGTGCAATTATACCATTATCCAAATCTTTTTGGGTTCTAGATTCTAATTCACTAATCATATCAAGAACATATGGAACTTGTCCACCCCAAAGACATCCTTGAAAATATATAGAAGTATCGTCACCGTCTATAATACCAGAAGTAGATTTAGTATCAGTCTCAAAAGAACCAGTGCCCTCATTATGAGGTGGCATCTTTAAGTAATGGCATGGATGATGTACACCAAAAAAAGGTTTATCAGACAAAAACTCATCTTCAGTAACTGTATCAACCACTAAAGTATCAGCATCCATGAACACTACCTTATCAAATCCAGACAACTCTTTCTTTGCCTTGTTTATAATATTAAATCTCATTAAAGTAATATAAGGCCAATCAAGATGTTCCTGAGAGATGGTAGTAATATTATTAGGGACATCATTCATTTCACCATCAGTAAATACAAAGAATTCTTTTTCAGTATTTGGTAAAAAATTTAATTCAATATTTTCCCAGTAATTTGGGAGAAAGTCAATATACTTACCAGTTCCAATAAAACATATTGCAACTTTATTTTTATTTTTGTTTATGAGTTTTTCCATTGCAGGAATATAATACTTCTCAACAACATTTGACCATTCAAATGTCTTTGCATACTCCAAAATTTCTTTTCTATTTTCAACAGAATAATTTCTGTTCTTAATAATTTCAGATTCCAAAAATGCCATATCTGTGATTTTATCTTCACTAATCACAGTAATAAAATCTTTGCTTATATCAAGATTAGATGCTGCCCATTCACTAACAACAACACCCAATCCTGCAGCAAACGCTTCAAGGCATACAAGAGGGTGCGCTTCACCATCACTTAAAAGAACAAGATTACCATAATCTGTTAACTCGTTATAAAGTTTATCCTTTGACCATTCTTGTAACCATCTAGTACTGACATCAAATCTAGAATCATTGTTGTTACCAGCAAACCACAAACTATCAATACCTTGAAATAAATACTGCCTCTTTCTATGATCAATCTTCGCAAGATATATTGAACGTTGCGGATACTTTGGTTTTTCGGTTTTTTTGAATAAATCAAGGTTTACACCATTTGGTGTAATAAATAATTTTTCATCTTCAAATCCCATAGTGGTTTTATAAGTATCTTTAATCCCACCAGACAAACAAAATACGTTTGGTTTTATTTTAGCAAATTTTTTAGCAACTCTGGGTCCATAATAATCCCACTTATTTGGTTGTTCCAAATATCCGAAATGACTTGTAATTGCATAAGGATATCTGATGTGAGGAACTAATTCGACAAAATCATCATATTGAACATGAACAAAGTCGGGATCAAAAGAATCAATCTCCTTTAGAATATCATTTGGGTTTGGTGTATTAACGATTAATACTTCATGTCCCAATTTTTCGAGAGCAAGTTTTTCATCCCAAATAAGAATCTCAACAGCACCCCATCCTGTAGGAGGAATGGGCATAATACCTGGTCCGATAATAGCAATTTTCATTTTATTTTTTCTGGATAATCTGTACAAATACCATAACAATTAGTAACTTTTAATTTATCCCAATTTACATCATTCCACTCCGGCATAACAATAACTGTATTTGGTGTATATAATTTTCCCGGATAAGCCCAAATATTATTTTTACTAGTTAGAGTATAATCATCTTCATGATGCCAAAAATAATTATATCCACTAGTCATCGCAGAAAACTGATGAAGAGTTGAAATATCTTTACAATGAATCCAAAGGTAATTTTGCTTCTCTGCTAACCAGTACCAAGTAACCATATACTGAGATTCATCATGACCTAACCAAAGAGTACTGGTTTTCAAATCATATCGAATATCAATTTCAACATCATACCCAGCATCAATACATTTTACAATTTGGTCTGGACTATTTTCAGTTTTAGGATCTGGACCATTTAAATTAGCTCTATGTGCAATTATTTTCATTTATCTCCTAATAACAAAACCTTCCATAGGAACTCCAATTATATCATCAGATGAATGCCTTGTCAAAAATGAAAGCATTTTGAAAGATTCGGGAGAAGGTTCCCATATCTTTTGATAGATACTTGACTTATTCATATCGTCGGAACAATTTTTCATCCAATCGAAAAATTTTCTTCCTCCAAATTGAATAATGTCAGGAAATCTTGGATGATGATCTGCAACATAAAATTTATTGGTAGGAAGATCACTTAGTTCAGGAAAACCAACAGCCCATGCATCATATCTAGCAAGAATATAAAGATCATGTTCATCACCACTTTCTTCATATAATCTAGCAACTTCACCAATAGATGTTAATTGAGACTTAATATTACTAATATTTTTTTCATTAACATGTGGTCCATCCCATTTTTGTGAAATAAAATTAAATGCTCGTTTAGTCAATTCAAACTTTTGAGGAGGATCAATCTTAAATTTTTTAGGGGAATACACATGTTCAATTATATCTAAAGCATTGTCAGGAACAGGATTTTTAGTTATTCCCTTTCCGTCCGGAGGATTCTGTGCCCAAGAAGAGATTTGATAATCTGCTTTCGATCCAAACCAGGCATGTGCATATACATCAGCATTATATTTTTCAATAATTCCTTTCAAAAATTCTTGAGGTTTAGGATCATTACAGTATCTTGGTTGACCAAATAATAGAACTGCTACTCTCATCACTTCTTACCACAGATAGAAAGATCCACTTGAGATCTAATTTTTTCCATAAAAGAGTTTTTATATTCTTGAACTCTAGATGCACATTGTTCTGGAGTAAGATCACCATCTCCATTAAGATCTATACCAGCTGCCAACATCAATCCAATAACACGATTATCAAGTATACCTCGATATTCAATAGGTGTTCCACTTGTCAAACAACAAATAGTCGTATGAGCTCTTGTTGTGACAACATAATTTGCATTGGCATATGTTGACCATAGTTGTTGAGCACTAGTAATTTGAAGGCTTCTTGGATGTCTAAAGTAATATGCCAGTTCACAATTATTTGATACAATGTAAACTGGATCATCATTCTGTTTAGATAATTCTTCAAAAGTCTTCATCGATTCAGTAACATCTAGTTGATTACTCTGTTCCAAATTAACAACAGAATAATTACTACTACTACCAGCACCTTTGAATGAATCACCCATCCAAAAACCACCGTCCATTCCACTAATGATTTTATTATAATCACCAATTTTTTGGCAGATTATATCATCTCTAGTAATTAAGGCAAGTGTGTTTGGATTATCAGCAACTTGTTTAGCATATGCAATATCAGATTGATCATATTGAGTTGGAGAAAGTCCCCAACCTAAAAAAGGTTTTCCTGTAGACAATAAAGCATCAAACAAATGTTTTAGATTTGTATGTAAGCAACACCCACCAAATAAAACAACTAGATCAACATCATGCTTAATCCAATCTAATGTAGAATCTGTGAAGAGTGGAGTTTTAGACTGTCCATAAGAATTTTCTCCACTATCAAAAAATTCAATAACACTAATTTCTTTTTCTATATGAGAAAAAGTTTGAGAAAATGCTTCAATACCACCTAAGGCAAAAAACTCATTTCCCAAATTTCTTGAAGATGGAGGAATAATAGCAGCGACTTTAATCATTTTTTCATATAAAATTGTTTAGAATAAATTAATTTTAAACTTCTCCTTTGTAATGTTCTAAAAAGTAATTTAGATCTTCAGGAGTTCCAATACCCCACATACCAGTTTTATCAATCTCTTTAATGCGTATCTTTTTACCATCACCAATTGCTTCATTGAATACAGGACAAACATAGTATTCGTTATTGACACGAATATCTTTCTCAATCATCTGTTCGGCATACTTCACATAGTCAGATCCCCTCTTCCAGTAATAGATACCGACAGTAGCATGTTCTGAGATTGGTTTCTTCTCAGCAACCTCAGCAACATATCCATCCTCTCCTAACTTGGCATAAGACCACTTAGGATGAGTTGCAGGGAAGGTAACAATACCACCATCAACCTCACCATTCTGGAAGGCATATAGGGTCTCATTAGAATCCCACTCAACAAACTGATCAGAGTTTGCCATTACTAACGGTTCGTCGTTGTTGATAAATTCCTTTGCAAGTAAAGTGGTACAAGCTGCACCTTCGGTGATATCTTCAACCTGTACAATATTACACCCAGGAGCAATAAGAGGAAGCAAATAATTGAGATTATACTTATCATAGTGTTCTTTTTGTACAATGAATGTGTAGTTTGCTTTAATATTAAGATTTTCAGTGACCACTTGTATCATTGGTTTTCCTTTAACTTCAATAAGAGGTTTAGGAAAGGTGTATCCCTGACTAGCAAATCTACTACCAGCACCTGCCATAGGAATTAATACGTTCATCGTCTTACTCTCCCATGCTACTTTTTTCTTAGATCCATTAAGAATTTTTTTAATTTTATTAATCTTACTTTGAGTAAGATCTTTTCGATCTTCTATAGGAACAAGATGACACTTACTATCTAAAGCACCCTGACGACCGATGTGACTATCTTCTAAAATAACAGTATCATTAGGGAGAGCACCCAATGCAGTCATACACTTCCAATACATTGCTGGAAATGGTTTATTACGAACAACATCCTCATTGGATACATACATGTCTACAAACTCAAGTAGTCCCAAACGTAAGAGAATAATCTTGACAGTATTACGGATACTGTTAGAAGCAACAGCAATCTTATAACCACAATCTACCAACTGCTGAAAATATCCCATCAGTTCATAATCTTTAGAAACACACTCATTAAAGATCTTAAGAGTTGCTTCCTGCTTGTCCTTCCAGATAGTATCATACCGATCTACAGGAAGACCTTTATTCTTCGTAAGAAGTTCCAGTTTTGCTTTAGTAGGGAGACCATCATAGATGCTGACATGTTCTTCCCGACTGATCGCATATTTAGCACCAAGTGCTTGATTTAAGGCATCATAATGATAATCTTTACTATCAATCAATACACCATCCAAATCAAAAATAACGAGTTTTGTCACATATCTCTCCAAAGTCGATAACCAAATTTATTTTTTGTGATTGGCAATTTGTAATGTTTTTGTGCGTTCCATCCAATTAATGTTTCTGGATTTATTGCAGATCCCTCATCAATAATATCTGAAATGTTACTACAAACACTGAGATATTTATCCATCAGTTCTGAGTTGCCAAAAGCAAAATGATCATTAATACCATACTCTAAGTGTGCATATTCGTCAAGAACGTTAACGGAATTTAAATTATAATTATCTAAAGACCCAACATCTTTATAGAAAAATTCATCTGTTCTCAATCTAATAACACAATCATACTTAAAATTATTTTTCTCTTCATACGTTTTTTTCAAGTTGTTTGCCTTCTCAAGGCTATAGAACATAGAGATAATATTATTAACTGGATGAGGAAATCTAGAATCGGAGGTCCAATCACTTTCAAAATCTTTCGGTTCTTCAAATTCTAATGATTTTGGGTTCCACTTCTCCTTAATATATGGAATTAAATCATTGTCCCATTTTCCACGTTCTTTATATTGATCCCAGAAATAAGATCCTACCCAACTTTTGTCATACCAAATATGAGCAAACACATTGACTTCCCAATCGGGGTTGATATCATAAAAATTTTTTTTATGATTTTCAAAACACTCTCTCAAATGTCTGGGTTGACCAGAATAAACTAAAGCAACCTTTTTCATAATCAAACTGAATGATGGAAATCAAAATTGGACGATTTAGAAATCTGAGACTCAATCCAATAGTATGTGTAACGAATACCTTCTTTAAGTGTCATTTCATAGTCCCAATCTAACTTCTCACGAATCAAATCATTGTTAGAGTTACGACCACGAACACCCAGAGGTCCATCAATATGATTTTTAGAAACTTTCTTTTCTGCAACTTCAGCAGCAATATCTACAAGTTGATTAATAGTCACCATCTCTTCGGAACCAATATTCACAGGACCAATAAAGTCACTATCCATCAATCTTCTAGTTGCTTTGATGCATTCATCAACATACAGGAAGGAACGAGTTTGCAGACCGTCACCCCATACATCGATTGTCCCTCCCTCATTGGAGAGATAAGAAACTTTTCTGCAGATTGCTGCCGGTGCTTTCTCTCTTCCACCATCCCAGGTACCCTCTGGTCCAAAGATGTTGTGATACCTAGCAACCCGAACAGAGATGCCATGGTTGCGATTGTAAGCAAAGTAGAGACGCTCACTGAAGAGTTTCTCCCATCCATACTCGGAGTCCGGTGCTGCAGGGTATGCTGATTCTTCACGACAGTCTGGATTATCAGGGTCTAGTTGATTATGCTCTGGATACATACATGCCGATCCAGAGTAAAAGATTTTAGTTTTATTTTGCTCTGTAATTTCATTCAGTTTACGTTGTTCCTCAAGAACATTCAAATTGATGGACACAGAGTTATGCATGATGTCTGCATCATTCTCACCAGTGAATACAAATCCTGCACCACCCATATCAGCAGCAAACTGATAAATCTCATCAAAAGGTTCGGCAAACTTATCTACAATATCTCTGTAGAAGTTTCCAAGGTATCCAGTAAAACGAACACATCGTTTTACAAAATTAACATCTCTTAAGTCACCAACAATAAACTCATTCGCATGAGATGCTGAATATTCAGGTTGTTTAAGATCAACTCCTCGAACCCAGTATCCTTCAGAACGAAGTCGTTTAACCATGTGACTTCCAATGAATCCACCTGCACCAAGCACAAGTGCAGTCTTCTTATAATCAGACATAAAATAATTAAACTCCTTGTATATATTATACTAGAAAAGGAGAGTTTATGCAACTCTCCTCATAAGGTCTTGCCATGCACGCCACTTGCTCTTTGACCAGAAGCAAGAAACTGGACGGTAGTAACTTCCACCCGCACCAACGGCATTTGAGAGATGCCGTAAACTCATAAGAGGGTCATAATGACTCCACCAGGGTTTTTAAAGTCTTTCCATGACTATAATCAAACAACCTCAACAGAAATTTTTAGATCAGAATAAAGGCAGTCCATCATAATTTCATAATCATCAAGTGGATCACCAGAAAAAATTACTCCATTAGATTCATAATATTTACGAACTTTCTTAAATAATTTTGGACTTTTTACATCTAAGAAAATTTCACCTTTTGCAGCATTACGAAGGGTATCTAAATCCTTGGTTTTGAATTTTTCAGTCAGTTCCATTGCCCGTTTTAATTACCTGTATATTATAAGGTGTTGTGATTATGTAGTCAAGTAAAAGTAGGTTCCTATCGCCGCTGCTCCTGAACCTACCAAAGGGGAGCACCGCAGTTGATTTCTCAACTCATATATTATACTACCTCTGGTGCCCTCTGTCAAATGGTGCCCAATGCTGCCAGTTGTATTTGTGGACTGCCCACATTCCTATAACAGGAACAATAATTAATATGAAACTTAAACTACCGACACCCCATGGATTATTGAGTGTTGCAGAGGCAAAGTGTGCTGCCTTGAGTGCTATGTTACCCATAAGTAATCTCTCTCGTTTTCCAAAGTTCTAGAAAATAACGATCAACTTGATACAAGTCTTTACCGGGTGGTATTTCATCAATGTTTTCAGACCACTCTCTACAAAGTTCTCTCATCTCACATATAATATTATTAGGTCTAAACATTCTACCAAATGATGACATGGCAAAAGCATATCTCATCTTAATGCGATGTTCCATTTCCGTCATATTTGTCACTTTCGTAATAGATATTTTCACCTTTTCTGTGCCCGAAATAGATGGTTGAACATAGAAAGGGTATTGTTTCCTAGAGTAAGACATCTGCTAAAGTCATTTTATATTTTTACCACTTCGGTGCTTGTGCAAAAGGTGATTTGTACATTGTACGTTTAAAAATATCAGAACAAACATCAATAGTATGTCTTGATCCATAGATACCAACAAAGATATATGATATACCTAACTTAGAACAATACTTTTGCTTTTCCTGACATTTTTCTATATCAACGGTACTATAATCAATAATAATATCACCCTCCTCAAGTAAAGGTATCAACTCATCAAATGTATCTTCTGCCTTTGATACAGGAAGTACAATTTGAAAGATACCAGGAACCTTTCCTGCACTAGTGTATCTAAGACTATCAGATTTAACTGCTTGGACAAGATACTCTAGTGAGGTTACACATCCACTAATATATCCTGCTTCATATTTTTCACATACAAGATCATAGTCACTACTATACCCCCAAACTTCAATTCCAGTTTCGATCATACTGCGGGACATATCCACAGCAATATCACTGTTAAACCAAATCAATCCAACTTTCATAAAATTCTCCTACAATTTAATTTGTAACTATGGTAATATTGGAGGAATAACTCCAATCAATCTGAGAAGGCCCTCAGCAAATAAACATAAGACAACCCACCCAAAACACATGCTGATAATACCTGCATTTCTATTGTGTCTCCGAATAGCATAGTCAATCATCTCCTGACACTCTTTTTAAGTAACATAATTTTCTGACTTTATTTCATCTATCCGATAATTCATTTTTCATAATTTTATCAATAGGATCTGGTGCTCCTCCAATAATTGCACATGCTCTCCGATAAAAGAAGTTGTTGGTATTCCCAGATGACTCAAAAGTCTCTTTGACTTTCACCCAATTATTATAAGTGTGCTCGTCCATGGTTTTTAGATTGAAATGCATATTAGATATAATAGTTACTAATTTGGATTTGTCAACTTATTTTGATTTCCTAATATTACCTGACATCAAAATTCATTTTACGAACTTTACGTTGCTTTCTTTGTTCTTGCCATAGGATATCTTCCGTTGAAAGAACTCCTTTTTTATTTTTAGGATGATAAGAGTTTAACATAACAATATTCGAAAAATCAACTGCAGAAATCTTATCACCACGAATAGTTGCTGTGTTAGGACAACCACAAGAAACTGTCTTACTTGAGTGTCCTTCTAATTCTTTTCCGCAGGAACGACACCTAATCCTTATATTTTCCATTGTATAATTCTTTATACGTCTTCATTTTTCAGTTATTTATAATTTTTCTTCTAACATATACTCTATTGTATTGGCAACATCATTCATTGCGTCTCACAATTCCTTACGTTGTCCGGCATGTTGTTCTACTTTCGTAACACCATTCTTAGATTCTTCGCAGAGAGTCCATCTCCATTGACTCATACTCTTAGAGTACCAAAGATTAATTTTCATTTGTAGAAAAATCGTCTACGCGACTAATTAGTTCTCCCATCTTACGGATCAATTGCATGTGTTCATTTTCTATTTCCCCAATACGACTCTGTAGTATCTCAATCATATCATAGATATTATCACAGTCTGCAATTTTTTGTTCCGACTTTTTCATTTTATTTTTCATTAGTAATCCATGTCTCCACCATAACTAATACAGATTTTCTTGTTTTCTGCTGATGCTCTACACCACTGCCTGACATAAGCATCTGCATCCTTATCCATTGCAAAGTGAGCATGATTATGCAATGTCCCTATCAGTGATATCATTCCCAGCAACAGAAGGGAGGTCATTGTTCCTGGATTCGTTATGAAGTTTATAAAATATTTTTTCATTAAAAAGGGATGCTATTGCACCCCAGTATAACATTTAAATGTCTATGTGTCTACAGTATCAGAAGGAATACTTCAGACCCAACTTGGTTCCATAACCACGGTCGATGTCAGAATCACCTGAACCGACGAAAGAAACTTCACCATATGCACCCAGTGCATCAGTCAGTGCAAGACCGAGACCTGCCTTACCAGAAGGAACAGTGTCACTTTCAGCACCATCAGGGGAGACTACAGTAGCTCCTCCTTGAATGTAATAAGAAGCAGAATCACCCAGTTCACCTTCATAACCTACGTGAAGGTCTGTGGCAGTTCCACCATAATCAGATCCAATCCAACCAGAATTAGCTTCGACGTTGACATAGGGTCCGGCTAGGGCAGCAGCAGGGACAAGAGCAACAGCAACAGCAGCTGCGGCGATAGTCGTTTTGAACATTTGTTTTTCCTCGTTTTTTTTACTTGCGGAATGGTTACCCGCAGATGTTAAGAACCTCGACTGGTTCTGTTGTAATTTGTTACTCAAGTAACAGAGTATATATACTCATTTTGTTTTTCGGGTATTCGGATAACCCGAAAGCGGAATACCAGAATCGAACTGGTGACGAAAGGTTGGAAACCTTTAGTTTTACCTCTAAACTAATTCCGCAGAGTGGGAGATTTCTCTCCCGACACACTTCCTCCACACAAGAGATAGTATAAGACAAGATTGAGTTCTTGTCAAGTGGGTTTAGTCAGGCTCGAACTGACGACTTGCAGGTTAAAAGCCCGATACTCTACCAACTGAGTTATAAACCCCTGGAGACAGTGAGACGATTTGAAAGAACCGGACATTTCCAACCCTTTCAACTCCACAACCTGGATTCGAACCAGGGACAAACGTTTTAACAGACCGCGACTCTACCGCTGATCTATTGTGGAATGATGGAGTAAGTGTAATATACCTCATAAGGATATAACAGGGACTTACCCTCTATCACTTTTATATATTACACCAGTTCTTGGATGGTGTCAAATCTTAGTTCGGTGTGTATTTCTCTATGACAATTAGCACATACACATATACACTTATCAAGTTCTTTTTTCTGCTCTTCCCATTTTCGTATTTTAATATTACCAAAGTTTTTATCTTTTTGAGTTGGTTCTATGTGATGAAACTCTAATGCGTCAATACACTTACTATATCCACATCTCTCACATTCACCACCTTTATAATCAACTGCTCTTTTTTTATTATTTTGCCACCTTTCAACAGAATATTTGTTATGGCATTTTTTGCAATTAGCCTGCCATATTTTTTTACTTTCTCTCCAATATCCAGTTTCTTCTGTTAAAAGAACTCTACATTTAGAACAATTTTGTATTGGTCTCCCATCAACTCTGAGAATATGATTTTCACCAATATAACCATCACTAAATGATTTGTGTCTAGTAGTTAAATTGTACTTATTCAACCAATACCTAACTGTGGTCTTTCCTTTATTTTCCATTTTAGATATTTGAGTGGTGGACATTCCACTCTCAATATATTCTAAAAGTTTTTGTTTATCCATATAGTCCAGAGGAAATATAATATTATTTATACAACTAAACTATTTAACAGGCGTACCTGGATTCGAACCAGGGATGAGGAGGTAGAAGCTCCTAGTGATATTCCACTTCACCATACGCCCATAAGAGACCTCCCCCTGTTTGTGCATTATTAAGAGGCATGGGAGAGGCAGGACTTACACAAGGTTTGTACCCCCGCTGCCTATGAGAGTATTATACCATTCTAAAAAATATCCGTCAACCCTCTTCTACCACTTCCGTCTCAGACACTTCTACTTCTGGTTCAGGTAAATTAACTCCGGTTGCTTCCAAATACTCAATAGCACCTTGAGTCTTTAGCATCAAATCCCTGGTTCTTGTGGAATGTTCACCAAGTCCTTCGAGTTCTGCTATCAATTTTACTCTTTGTTCTATTAATTGAGAAAGATGATTTTGCTGTTCGTTCATTTCAATGAAAAAAGATTTTATTTTATTTATTTATAACTTATAAGAAACTAAAAAGTAATCATCACTCTATCAAAGTTCCGTGTGCTCTTCTTCCCTCTCATCAACACCTAATATATAATAGATAGCATAACCCGCCATACAAACAGAAAGAAATACCATAAAGATCACTGACCACACAGGATCATTTACGTTATCAAGTGGACGAAGAATCAGATTCATCAGTAGTAGAGATACTTATAATATCTAGTCCTTCTACTTTAGAAGGTATTGATTTTATAATT